GCAGGCAGATGCATGGGTAGTCGTAAAAGACGTTAAGGTTGCTTCTTAATTAAATAAGAAATAACTACCGAAAGGCCCCCAATTAATTTTGGGGGCTTTTCATTTTAATTTTATAGTGCTATAATTTGTATACATACCAAAGGAGTATATATATGTCATTTGACACACTTAAGGTCAAGGAACTAAAGACATTAGCAGCGGACTTCGCAGTTGATGTTGATGGCCTAAAAAATAAAGCAGATGTTATTGCAGCCCTAACAGAAGAAGGAGTAACTTGGTCAGTATACCAAGGCACACTTAAAAACATAGAGAACGCAAAAGAAGATGCAGATGAAATTCTTCCTAGGCTAGATCCAAATCAAAAGCTTGATGAAGATATGGTTCTTGTAAAGATGGATCGACCAAACTACAGATATGATGCACTTGGATTTACATTTACGATTGAGCACCCATTTGTAGCAATGAAGCCAGATTTGGCTCAAGAAATTTTTGATAAGGAGGAAGGGTTTAGATTGGCTACACCTAGAGAAGTACAGGAGTACTACAACTAAGCCTAATACATGGCAGAGATATACATAAACACAAGCACGGCAGCAACAACAAAACTTTACGTAAAAGGTGAAGCTATAACGCCAACATCATCAGTAGTTGTAAAATTTTATGACATAACTGGCGATCCGCTTGTTTCTCCACAGATTAATCCTTCATCAATTATTGCAACTGTAACAGCAGAAGCAAGCGAAGTTGATCAAGGATCGTTTGGTGTTTATCTACCAGTCCAGCATGCAACAAGAAATAGAAAGTTTAAGTTAGTATGGGATTGGCAGTTCAACTCAGTTGCATACTCAACTACAACCTACCTAGATGTTGTCACTCCATACGTTGATATTCAAGAGGCAGCTCAAGAGATGGGTCTTGGTTCAGATGCAAATGATCCAAGTCATAGAACATACCAGGAATTAAAGCTAGCTGAAAGGTATGCTAGAAATATAATTGATGGACATACTGGTCAGAAGTTTTATTTACATGATGACAGATTCTTTACAGTAGGAAGTGATTCAGACACACTTGCAATGCCTAAAAAAATAAATCGGCTACATACGCTACATGCCAATGATGAATTGCTTATAGACAATATCAATAACATTAACAATGTTGGAATATCTGTTGAAAATACAGTAAGTGGTTTTGGAATAAGAGCAAGCCATACATCATCATTAGACAATGATGTGTATATTGCAAATGGAATGGTCCCGCCATCTATTAATGATTTATCTCCAAATATTTTTAGAAGATCAAAGTCGTACAAGGTTTATGCAAGATTTGGTTGGGACTACGTTCCAAATGAAGTCAGAGACGCAGCAGTTGAGCTGATGAAGATGTACTTTGCAAAGGATCGTGTCTGGAGAGAAAGATATGTTAAAAAGATATCTACAACAGACTGGGACTTTGAATATTCCTCAGAAGCATTTGGTGGCACAGGATCATCTTATGCAGATAAACTTTTAGCCGATTACGTTATTACTCAAATGGTGATTGTGTAATGTTTGATTTAGTTGATGGTTTAATGACCATGAAAATGGATGTCTACCGTCAATCAGAACGGCAAGATTCAAACACTGGTGCAATGATTAGAGAATTCTCTTATATAAAAACAATAGATTGTTATGCTAGAGGAGTTATTACAGAAAGCCGAAATAGGTCTAACGATAACCAAAAGTTTTCAAACAAATATTCTAATAATCAATATATAGAAGTAAGAACATCTGATAGGCTAACTGCCAGAGATAAGATTAAAAACATTGTTGATGCCAATGGCAAAGCCATTTGGTATGAATTGAATTACCCAAGTGATACAGATACTGTATTTGATGTGATAGGAACAACTCCAATAGCAGATCCATTTGGAAATGTAGTTGGATACAACTCATCACTACAAAGAGCGGAGAATCAGCAAATTGGCATCTGAAATTTTAGCAATTAGAGCGGCAAGCGGGCTAGTTAATTTAATGTCTAACAAGCCAGTTAGTGGTGCAATAAGAGACAGTACTGTTGCACAAATATCTGCAGCCCTATTTTATAAAACAAATGTGATGGCAAAATTGGCATCTAATCCACAATTTCAATCCGCATTTAGAAATGTAATATTTGATCAGCTTGAAGTTGATTTTGGAGAGTATGTAGATGCAAAAGCAAGAACATCTCCAAAGTCTTTTCACCATGTTTATGAATGGGGTAGGATTGGCCAAGACGAGGCAAGACTATTTAAATTAAAAAAGTTGCCAGTAGATGGACTTTCTTTAAAAGTTAACTATGAGCTAACTGATTCTAAATCGTTTGTGCCAGCTGAAAATTCTAACAACAGACACGTATTTGTAAAAAAAGCTTCTGTGATGGAAGAGGGAAAAACTGTAGTGATTGCACCTAGATTTTCAGAAAGACTAGTATTTGACATAGATGGCTACACAGTTTTTATGCCAAAGGGCGAATCCGTTACGGTTAGAAAACCAGGTGGAGCTGCAGTAAAAAACTCTTTCTTTTCTGCCTACAGATATTTCTTTACTGGTCAGCTAGTTAATATGTCTATAAAAAAATCGGGATTCCAAAGACTTTTTAATTCATCATTATCTAGAGCATTAGGAGTTCCAGCACAAGTTAAGACAGTTAAATATAGCTTCTCTGCAAATCAATTAGCAAACGAAGCGGATGCCGCTACATCAGCAGCATTTGCGAGGTTAGCAAATGGCTAATTATAAATTAGATGCGATGTTTGAAATAAGAAAGTTCTTGTGGAGCAGACTTACAGCACTTGATATATTTAATCAGGAAGACTATTACTCAGACAACTTAAATGAGACTCTTGTTCCAATTGTTCCAGTACAGCAACAGCCAGAAATGAATCAATTCTTGAGCGGAAAGAAGCACATAGTCTACGATAAGATAGGAATGTCTTATGAGAACAACTGGATGATATGCTGCGAACAAATCCTATTAACCCTATATTCACCAGATCTCCTTGATATTGTTGAAATAAGAAACTTCCTAACTGATGAGTTTAGAAGAATGGATGAGTCTGCCAAGGATGTCAATAAATGGGCGGGGCTATCAGATAAATTTAAATTCCATAGTATACATATAGCAGAAATATCATCTACATCACCCTCAGAAGAGATACAGGGATTCTATGCCTCAGATGTAATATTAGAGGTAAAATACTCAAGAATAACAAATGGGCAGGGAAGGTTTGCCTAGTTTGCCTTTTATAAGCTAGTAGAGTAAAATTAGAACAGAGGAAAGGGCCTAGCCAGCCAAATATATATATATTAATTTCATGAAATGAAGGAGAAATAACAATGGCACAAAAAGTCGGTAATGAGAAGAATATTCTCGTAGGAGCTTCACCGCTATTCCTGTCTGTAGACGATTCTACAACTCCAGGATACGACAATAGCATGGAAGCAGGTTTAGCAAATTCAGGAACAGCAGCAACAGGAACTGGAGCAGCAAAGGTTGCACCATCCACACTAGTACCAGTTTTTGCATCAGGAGTATCTTATACAGATACTTTAAATGCGGCAACACCAAATAAAGAAGGTGGCGTAACAGCAGCAGCATATCGTAACGTAGGTTACACAAACAATGGTCTTCAGATCAGCTATCAGCCAACATATGACTCAGTAACTGTTGACCAGTTGCTAGATACAGCTAAGCTATTTAAGTCTGCTATGCAGGTTCAAATTTCTACAGAAATGGCAGAAGGTACTCTAGAGAACATTCTTGCAGTATTTGGTCAGAAGTCAAGCACATTGACAGAAAAAAAGGGTGGAACACCAGAAGCAGTTCTAACAGGACTAGCAGCAGAAGATCACCTTGGATTAGAAGCAGGTGCACTTGGTTCAGCTCCAACAGAGCGTCAACTAATTGCAGTCGGACAAGCCCCAACATCAGAGGCAACTGCAGCTGAGCGTGTATATTATGCACGTCGTGTTTTGTCTGTTGAGCAGTCACAGTTCTCTTTGGCTCGTACAGCAGCAACAACATTTCCAGTAACATTCCGTCTTCTACCATCAGGTGAGCTAGATCACATAGGTTCAGAATACGGTAAGATTATTGACCGAGTTCTAAAAGTTTAATTATATTAATAATTAATACTAAAGCCCTCAAGAAATTGGGGGCTTTAGTGTTGTATCCGTATAATGGTTATGCTATAATAATTTAGACGATCCTTAAGGAGGATAAATTGGCAACAACAGTATATGATGTAGAAGAGATTGAACTACAAAGCGGAGCTAAAGTAAAGCTCAAGCCATTATCAATCAAGCAACTGCGTAAGTTTATGGAAGTAATCAAGAAGGTTCAAGATGCGGAAGATGAAGCTGCTACTCTTGGAATTTTAGTTGAAGCATGCGGAGTTGCACTAGAAGTTCAGCTGCCAGATCTTGTTCAAGATATCGATAAACTTGAAGAAGCATTAGATGTTCCAACAATTAATCGCATCCTTGAAGTTTGCGGAGGAATTAAGATGGACGACCCAAACCTAATAGCGGCAGCGGTACTGGCTGGTCAGAACTAGATTTAGCCGCTTTAGAAGGCCAAGTTTTTCTTTTAGGTCACTGGAAGAATTACGAAGAGCTAGAAGAAAATTTATCGATGCCAGAATTGGTTCAAACCATAACAGCGATAAATGAGAAAGAGCATAACCAAAGAAGATTCGCAGCATCTCTAAAAGGAATACAATTAGATGATGATGTAGAAGAAAAAGAAAAAGGTTCTACCTTTGAGGATATCCAAAGAAGAGCTCTTGGAATTAAAGCATCAGCAGATGATGTTGTTGGTTTACAAGGTCCCTTCGCAGCACAAGCTGGATTTGGAATTGGCGCAGGGTTAGGATACTCTAGGAGTAATTAGTGGCTGACGAACAAATTGTAACCAGTATAGTCGCCAAAGCCGACTTGTCTAGCCTTGTGTCTGAAGTACACAGGGCTAGCGCTAGTCTGCAACAATTACAAAGAGAGCTTCTTTCTTCAAACAGAGCAATAGCTGCTTCAACAAAGTTAGCAAATAACTTATTTAGAGATACACTGACTGGTAGTGGACAGTACTCCAGCCACTTTGTAAACCTTAATTCTGATGTAGATAAGTTTGGTAAAAACTTAGACGCTGGTAGATTAAAACTTAAAAACTATTTTTCAACATTTAGAGAGCATGCTACAACACAAAAGGGCATGATCAGGGAGCTTGCCAAAGAGCAGGTAATGCTTCAGAATGCAGTACTTCAACCATTGGGTAGAAATGCTCAAGGTTTAATGCAGTACAATGTTATGATTCCTAGAGGTTTAGATGCTGTAAGAAATAGCGCACAACTAGCTCGAATGGAAATGCAGATAATGAATCGTGCATTGTCTGAAGGAGCAGGATCTTTAATTAACTGGGGTAAGAATACTCAGTGGGCAGGTAGACAGCTAACAGTTGGATTAACCGTTCCACTTACAATGTTTGGAGCGGCAGCTGGTAAAGCATTTAGAGAAGCAGATGCTGAATTAGTAAGATTAACAAAGGTTTACGGAGGACTAGCATCAACATCTGCACAAGATCTCAAAGCAATTAGAGAAGAGGTTGTGCAAACAGCAAAGTCTTTATCCCAAACAATGGGAGCCTCATTTAAAGATACAATTGCATTGGGTGCTGATATTGCAGCGACTGGAAAGATGGGCAACGATCTTTTAGAGTCAATTTCAGAAACCACTAGACTTTCTATTTTGGGTGAAGTTGATAGACAAGATGCTATGAAGGCAACTTTATCAATTCAAACAGCATTTAAACAGAATACAGAAGAGCTTACAGAATCAATTAACTTTTTAAACGCAGTTGAAAACCAGACATCAACTACACTTGCAGATTTAGTAGAAGCAATTCCAAAAGCAGGTCCAGTAATTCAGCAACTAGGCGGAGATGTCAAAGACCTAGCTCTTTATTTGACAGCAATGCGAGAAGGTGGAATTAATGCATCAGAAGGTGCTAACGCATTAAAGTCTGGACTTGCATCTCTTATAAACCCAACAAAACAAACTGTCGGGATGATGTCAGACTTTGGCATAGATGTTATGGGTATGGTTGCAAAAAATACTGGAGACACAACAGGCTTATTAACAGACTTACAAAAAGCTTTAGACAGCCTTGACCCGTTAAGCAAAGCAAGAGCAATGGAGCAAATGTTTGGAAAGTTTCAGTTTGCAAGAATGAGCGCCCTGCTTAATAACCTAGGCAAGGAAGGTAGCCAGACACTTCAGGTTATGGAATTGATGAAAGCAAGCACTTCAGATTTAGCAGGAATTGCTGAGCGAGAATTAGGAATGATAACGGAATCCGCTTCTGGAAAATATAGAAGAGCTATGGAATCCCTAAAAGCATCTCTGGCAGATATTGGAGAAGATTTCCTACCAGTTGCAACAAAGCTTGTAAATGCAGCAGCAAAGATATTAGACTTCTTTAGTAATTTACCATCCCCAATTAAAAAAGCAGTTACTTTCTTAGCAGGATTTACAGCATTAGTTGGACCACTTATTATGTTAACTGGTGTTCTTGCTAACTTCTTTGGATACATAACTAAGGGTATTGTTCAACTAAGAGCATTCTTTATGAAAGCTAATGGCTGGAAGATGCTTACTCCAGAAATTATTGCTGCTCAAAAAGCAGCAGAAATGGTGGAAAACGCATTTTATTCAGATGCAGCAGCAGCTCAAGTTCTTCACAATGCATTACAAAAACTTGTTTTAGATTATCAAAATTTGCAAGCAGCTTCGATGAAAAATGCTGTTCCTGTAAACCCAGGAGTAAGTACAGTTGGCGGTGCACCAGTAATGGTTGCTGGAAGAAGAGTTGTTGACCCCGATGATCCTTATGTAGGAGATGTTAACACTAGAGCAATGTCTCATATTAACCCTAGAGACCCTAATAATCCTGCAACAATATTTGGTGGTGTTCCAGGAGCAGTTCCAGTTAACAGAGGAATATCAAGAACCCCTCAAATATACATGCATGATAGACTTCCAAATATTGAAGGACTAACAAGTATAAAAGGAATATCAACAGGAATTGTTCCAGGAGAAGCAGCTAAATTTCACGCTTTGATGGCAACACTTGGTATGCAAACCAAGCAAGAGGTTGCGGAATTAAAGAAAACAATTGCCATGGGTGGAACAGTAAGCAGAGAGCTACTAGACACATTTGATGACATACTACCAATAACTCAAAGATTTGCAGATAGTGCAGCAACACAAGCAGCAGTAATTGTGCAGCAAATGAGAAGTGCAGAAATAACAGTTGAGCAGGCAAAGGCAAGGATCTTAGCACTCAATGCACAAATAGAGGCAGACATGGGTGCAGCGGTGAGTATGTATGCTGCAGGCAGAGGAAGAACGCTAGATTTAACAAGAGCTCCGATGATGGATCAACCAGTTGTTGATGCAAATGGTCAGTTTACTTTAAGAGATCTTTATAAGAAAAAAGCAAATGCCTCTGTTATGGAAGAGTTTGGAAGACTTCGTGGAGTAAGAACATTCGGCGCACCATATAGTATTCAAACAACAAGAATGCCTAGATTTAATACTGGAGGAGACGTAGAATCGTTTGGCCCAAATAAAACCATGGTGTCTGGTCCATCTTCAGTTAACTATGACGATAGGTTGGGAGAGGTCCCTCTTGGTGGATATGTTTTAAATCAGCAGGCTTCTATGGATCCAGCAAATGCTGCTTTAGTTGCTATGGCTCCATCTACCTATTTGAATAATGGTGGAAGCATTACCGCAGCTCTTACCCCACGGGAGGTTGTCTTTGGTCCACAAATTCAAAGAATGCCTGAGCTTTATGCAGCCGTAGATGCAGCAAATAGTGGATATAATTTTGGCGGGCAGATTATGGCTGGTGTTACTGGATATGGAAAGAAAACATCTAGTACTCCAGGAAGCAAAATGGATGAAAGGCTGTTTAAAAAACAGTACAAGGAATATTTAAGATTTATTAATAACCCACGATATGAAGATGACATGAGAGTAAGAATGATCATGTTGGACGCAGCAGAACTATCTTATACAGCAAAGATGCCTATGGATCAAGCTATAAAGACAGCAACATCTAATTTTGATTCTGCTAAAATGCAATCTGGTGGATCTGATGAGAAATTCGTAAAGATAAGAATTAAACAGGTACAAGATTTAGAAAAAAAGCATAAAGAGCTAAAAGTTAAAAATGCTAGAACTGCCGAGACAAGCAGTAGCAAGGCTCTTAACTATAATTTAAACAAGGTCAGGGATGCAATGCTAGCTGACAAAAGCTTTGCTGGAGTCCATGATTTAATAAGAGATGTTTCTCCAACAACATTTAAAAATCGTAAAGGAATGCCAATCATACAAGGATTGCATGATAGAGCACACTTTAGACGTAGAGGCACACTTGGTTATATGACCAGCGGCTACATGGGTCTTGCTGCAGTTATGCCTTCAGGAATAAATAATATCATGAGCAGGCTTGAAGTGCTTGGATTATCAAGAGATGTTTTGAATTTAAGTGGAGCAGATGCAAGAGATAATTTTGCATTAGCTTTAAAGAAAACAGGAATGGATAAATTTGCAACAGTAGATGATTTGTATGCAGCAGTCATGGATGATGGTAAATTTAAGACCAAAGCACAAATAGAATCTGGTAAGGTTATAAGAGCAAATAGAAAACAAAGAGATTCTTGGAGCATGTTCTTGCAAGCTGCAGCAACAAGACAAAAGTGGATTCCAGGAAGACCACCTAGACTTGTACCAGCTGGCTACAACCTTGGTGGAATGATTCCAGGAGGGGCTATATCTAGAAATAGATTAAACTACGGTAACATCGCTCCGCTGCTTAGGTTATTAACACCAAGTCAACAATTAAAGGTTTTAGGCCATGCCCGCTCAATGTCCTTTACAGGACGCTCTCCATATCCAAATACATCATATAGCCACATACTATCGCCAAGCACAGGTCGTAGTTTCCCTGTACCTGGAGTTGGTGGAGTTTATGATGATGATCAAAAGAACAGAGTGTTTTTTAAAGCGGTTCCAAATGAAAAAAGTTTAGTTGCAGAAACTCGTGGAACAGAAATAGGAAGAATACTAGGTCTTATTACTCCAGTTCAAACTAGAAAAACAATTCCTAATCCCCTCGACCCAACTGGAAAGTCAAAATTCTTTGGTGCAGAATCACCTTATGATGAAGGGTTCATTAACCCAAATACAGCTGTTGCTGGAAAATTTAGTCAGGATGAAGTTTTAGATCAGCTCATTGCATCTCTTATTTTTGGAAATAAAGATTTATCAAGAGCAAATGTTCATGGAAGACGACTAGCTGATGTTGGAAATGGAGGAGTATTAGCTAAGGCATCTATGAATGATGACTATGCAAAAACAATGCCTTCTATGGAAGAGATGGCAATGATCAATTTGCTGCAGGTTCGTGGAGGGGCTAGAAAAGATTTTGCTCATGACACCGCTCCTATTATTGCACAAATGACTCCAAAGCAGTATGGGGATGCCATAAGAGAAAAAATGAAAGCTGCTTATCCAGAATTAAAGAAATATATCCTTGCTATTCCTAAAAAAGAAAGAAAGCCTTATTTAGCTATGCTTGAAAGGTTTGAAGCTGGCATGGATGTTGATTGGGCCAAATATCATTCTATGCATGCTAATCCTAAGTTTAATGCTGGAGGACCAGTTGGTGGAGGTCCAGTTCAAAGAAACAGATATGCTTATGGACGCAAAAAAGATGGATCAAGAAGACTAGGTAACCCAGCTACAAGAGCAGCGCAAGAAAGAGCAAGAGCAGAGAGAGCCGCAGCTTATAACCCAAGCAGTGGATCTTCATATACAGCAACTGGAAACCCTCAGATGCAGGTAGCACGTGTTCCGTTTGTTGGAGGAACTGGAGTCCGTGGTAATGCTTACACTGGAGTTCCTACTGAATCTATGGCCAGAACAGTTGGTGTGATGAGACTTGCACAATTCCCTCATATGAATATGCCAACAATGCCAATGAATATTCCAGGAATAGGAAATACATCCGCAATAACCGCAGCATTTGCATCAATGGGAAATGCAATTAAAAGAGACTCAATGCAGCTAGCAAAAGCTATAAAATTTAATGCACAATATATTTCTATGTCAACTAAAGAAAGTGCAATGTCTATTGTTAATAGAACAAAGTCTGCAGCAAATACAATAATTACTTATACAAAAGCTATATCAAGTCAAGTTTTGGCTTCATCAAAAGCACAAGCTTCAAGACTTAAGTCAGCTGGGTCAAGGTTTTACAATTCAATTGTAGCTGAGCAGAATGCTTATGCAGCAACAAGATATCCAGTTGGACAAGCCCCACCACAAGGATTTTTTGGCCCAGGGTATATTGGTAAATATAAAGATTTAGGTGATGGAATACAGTCTAGAAAAGTAGGAAGTCTAGGTTTTAGAAGAACAGAGTACCTAGTTAATGGCGTAAGCATGACTGCAAAGCAGGCAAAAGCAGAGGGAGTTAAAATACCTCAAAGAGCCAATGGAATGAGCGTGGGTGCTCAAATGGGAATTGGTATGGCTGGATCAATGGGTGGCATGGCATTGATGCAAAAAGAAAAGGTAAAAGTTTTTGGAACAGAAATGTCTGGAATGACTGCTGGAATGGGATTGATGGCCGCTACCTCAATAATTCCAATGCTTCCTTTGGCAAGAATGCTTACTGCAGTTAAAGCTGGTGCAACTTCAGCCAAAGCTGCAATACAAGGATTCTCAATGACAATGAAAGGCCTAAAAGCAGGAATTGCTTTACTAGGCAGATTTGCAAAAGGCTTTGGTCCAATTGGAATAGCTATAGCAGTTGCAACAGCAGGATTTAAAATTTATAAGGCAGTTCAAGATGACTGGCAGGATGCCAGAATGGGTCTTTCAATGACTGCAAAAGCTGCAGAACAGGCAGGAGTTAAATACTTTAACTTGCAAGAAACAATGCAGGGCTATCTAGATAAGCAAAAAGCTGTAGCAGTTGCAGCTAAAGCATCACAATTTAATTCAATAGGAATGCCTGGACTTCCTAAATCTGTAGAAGATGTAAAAAAGGCTAAAGAAGAAGGAAAGGCCTTAAAAGAAGTTATTGAATCTATTAATAGATCAACTAGTACAGAAGAAACAAAGAGACTTCTATCAACTCAAAAGGCTCAATATATTGCAGGCGGAATGAGTGTTGAAGAAGCAAACAGAAAGCTATATGGGGCATTGCTTAATAGTAATAAGGCTATGCAGGCATATGACATTCTAGGAAACAGTGCATTTGGAAAAATTGTAGACAAAGCAACGGCTGCAGAGTATGCTGTTGGAAACTTGATAAACACATTAAACAAAGGCTCAGGAACAGCCGATTGGTATAAAGAGGTTGCTGTAGGATTTGAAGGATTGATAAATACTTTCCAGGCAGCAACATCAAGCTTAATTGGAACAAAAGATGCAATGGGAAATGTTATAGATGATTATAAGGCTTATGACATGGTCATGTCTAGTTCAGAAAAAATGTATCCAGGGTTTACTGCCCCAATTGGTGAAGAGGCATATGATAACCTTAGCAAGACAAACAAGCTGTTGGCTGGAATTGTAACTAAATCAGATAGCGTAAAAAGTATATTAGCAAAATGGAGTTTATTTACATCTGGCGTTAGTTATGATTTAAGCAAAATTGGTCCAGAGTTGGCAATTCAGTTAGCTGGATTTTCTGAAGCAGTTGGCTCAGGAATTACTCAATTAACTAAAGCGGGTGGGGACACTACTACTTTTGGAAACGTTGGGTCTGCTTTAGAAAAATTAAAGAAGCAGATAAATTCTGTTAGCGCCGCTTCTCAAAGAGCTGCAGCTGCAGCCCAAAGAAGCGCACAAGAAGAATTAAAGTTAATTTCTAAAAAAATTAAACTTATTGATGATGAAAAGAATAAGAAGTTAGAGTCTTTAAGAGCAACTCAAGATGCATCAAATTATGCACTAGAGCTACAAAAACTTCAGATTGAATATGCTGATGCTGTCTCTCGTGGAGATATGGCAACAGCAAATCGTGCTCAATTAGAAATAGATCAGCTTACTTTAAATAGACAATCAGAACTTGCTCAAAAGGCAATAGAAGATGCAGCAAATAGAGCAAAGGCTCCTTTAGAAAAGGATGCCGATGCTATACAAAATAAAGCTGACAGAGATAATAACGCTAATCAAAATGCTACAGACAATGCAGCACAAGCGGCAGAAGTTTCTGAAAAGCTAGTTGGTTTCCAGCAATCATATAATGAGTTAATTGAGCGTGGAATAAAGGCAAAGCTTATGCCAGACCCACAAAGAATAAAAGAAGAAAAGAAAGTGCAGGAAGGTCTCCTTGCACTAGCCAAAGAACTTCAGACAGCTGGAACTGGAAACACAGCACTTGCCAAAGCAGTTCGTGAAGGATTCCAAAAATTAAAACTATTTGATAAAGATGGAAAGCCTGTAAGCCTTACAACAAAAGCGCCGACAACGACTGGATCTGGAATGCCAACAATTGGTCCAGATGGAAAAGTTGTAACTCCATCTCCAATAATAAACCCAGATCTTCTTAAGCAATTTAGTAAAGATATGTTGGCAGTATCTGATATTGCAGAAAAAATAACTGGTGGTAAAACTAACTTAGATAGACTTAGAGTAGATTTGCTTCAAGCTTTAGGAGTTAATCCAAACAAATTATCAAAGACTGGTGTTGCTGGAAAGACTACTGGAACAGGTATGCCAGGAGATCCTAAAAAATATTTTGATTCATCTGGCAGAGAGATATCAGAAAAAGAATATAAGAGTCTACCAGTAGCACCACCTAAAGGCGCAAATGGTGTATCTGGAGAAACTTTCATAGTACCTATAAAAGGTCTAAACAATAGAGAGTTTACAGGATATGCCGATGCTAACTTAAAATTTGCTAAAGCAAATGGTGGCAAACTTACTTACCAGGATACAAACGGATACATTTACTATTCAAATGGTAAAGTTACGAAGGATGGAAAAACAGTTGGTGCATGGTTTGCTGCTCTACCAGGTGGAAACGGAAGATTAAAGTCTTACCATGAAGGTGGAAAAGTATTTGGCGAAGGAACTGCAACATCAGATTCTATTCCAGCAATGCTTTCAGATGGAGAATATGTATTTAGTGCAAAAGCTGTAGACGCTGCTGGCGGACCAGACGTTGTAGATGCTCTGCATAAAGTGCTTAGATTACATAAAGGAGGTCCAGTTGGGCATAGACATGGAAGAAATTTACCAGGATCTAAATTTAAATGGTCTCCATACTCTGAAGATATGCCAAATTATTGGAGTGATGGAACACCATCAGGCAGCCCTTATACTCAAAGATGGGGAGAGTTAAGATACGGTCCTAGTAAGGGTAAAGACATTTGGGGCGGAACAGAGATACCAGGACTTCCATTTAGTGGAAAGATAGCCAATCGCTCAGATTACTGGCATCAGATGACTGAGCAGCCAAATAAGCCTAGCGGCCCAGGAATGGGTATTGACAAGGATCCAATGCGTTACGCAGGCTCTGGAGCTTCTATGGGAGGCATTGGAAGCGGTGTCTACGGACTTGGTCCACTTATGTTTCACGCAGGTGGGGCAGTCGGTCACAAGCATGATGTAAATCCAATTACAAAGGCATTTAGGTTCTTTAAGAATGCAATGAATAGTGGAACAAATCCAGCATCATCAATGATTATGGATATTATAAATCAGGCAGGGTACCTAGGGCAAACTGGCCTAAGCAGCCTGACAAAGGGCATAGTACCTAAGCCTACTAAAGTCCAAGATAAGGATTTCCAAGAGTTTACAGGAATACCTTCAGTATATAGATCTGTCACCAATAAAACAGATGAGGGCCCACTTGGAAAAATTGACCCTACTGCTGGAAAGATTGTGGATTATGCTGGGGCATTAACATTTTTAACTCCATGGCGTTCATCTAGTCGTATGGCTGCAAATGCCGCAGCTTCTGCAGCACTACCAGCAGCTCCACCATTATCACCAATCGAAATGTTCAGAGGACAGTTTGATGGTTTTGATGTAAGTGGTTTACCAAAAGGCACTATGAGTACAGGACCAAGAGTAAAACCTTGGGAATATGAAACATACAAAAAAATACTTGCAAGACATTATTTAGCGAAAAAACCAGACCCAAGAACATTGACTCAACACGAAGTCGCAGTTCTTGCACACCAGAAGGTTCCTGGCTTTGAAGGGTTAAGGGTTCATGACGAATACACTGCAGAGTCAATTGCCGACAGCTTAAAGTTAAGAGCTACATTTAATTACACTTCTCCATTGACGAAATCAGTATCCACAGTAGAAGAGCTTTTAAGTAAATCTTTATTCCATGGTGGAAACCTACCAACGGTAGATGGAAAAATTGATTTAAAAAATAGAACTGGATTAGACAGCTGGTACGGCGGTCAGATGTTTGCCGCAGAAGATTACAGGCAGGCCTTAGCATACCTTATGAGATCTCCAGAGAATACAGTCTATTCTGTTACATCTGCATTAAAGAAAGAAGATGTAATAGACCTTAGACATAATGCAAACACGCTAGCTTCACAGCAGCCCTATGTGTTTGCAAAATTATTAAGAGACATAGAGTCGGGTAAAATTAAACTTCAAGATCATCAATCTAAGGACTATGTTATAAGCATGTTGATAGGTCAAGAGGGTGGAAGATATCCACGTGCTACAGCCCCTGGAGCACTTAGGGATAGGATTTTCCAAAGATATTTTGACGACATTTCTCCATGGCTAGCAGAAAATGGAATAAAGGCAATTATTCATAGAAATGGAACAAGAGTTGCTATTCCAGAAATAGGAAAATCGGTAACAGATAACCCAACTAGAGTAGAAAATTTTGATCAGCTAGGTACCGATGCAATAGCCTACACCACGGTAGAAAATTCAATTGCACAAATACAAAAGCATACTGTAACTGGCCAAATGGTTAAGGATCTTATTGAAAGGATGGGTAAGGGACAGCTACCTTCCTCACTTGAGTCACAAATACTTGCAATGCTTAGAAATCCTACATTAGTACCTCATAAAGCATTAGGTGGATTAATTGAATCAGCAGGAATGAGACTGCCTAAATTTAAGGCGGGAATCAATATGGTTCCACAAGATATGCTAGCGTTAATTCATAAAAATGAAGCTGTGATCCCAGCGAATATGAATCCATTCAATCCAAATGCTACATCTTCAGCAGTAGCATCAGGATCAGTATATAATATTAATGTAGAGCTAAATGGAACTACAGTAACAGCAAAAGACGTTGCAATGGAAATACATAGAGAAATGAGAATTAAAGAAATGGCATCTGGAGTAAATAGAAAGGTTGGTGGGTGATGAGTTTTCAAAATCTATCTAAAGGGTCAATATTATACATAGAAGCACCAGACCCATTTGCAATTGATCCAGCTACTAACACATTTGACTACAAAGGAGCAACAGTAACTGCTCCAGGAAATAAATATGATGCTACAACTGCAACTAGAAACGGCCTTGCGTATGCTAATAAAACAACTACGACAAAATTTAGGAGAGTTACTGAGCACAATAGAGGCCCACTGACATTAGATAACACTAGAATTGAGCAGTCAGCCAGAATGTCAAATGGAACTATGAGAAAGTATTTTATTGCAGACAAGATAAGTGTTAGCGCTTCTTGGGACATGCTTCCTTCTTTTAGAAACGAAACAGTTGATGGTGGCTGGGGAGCAGAAGATATAAAGAATTTTTATGAAAGCGTAGCTGGTAGAGGAGCATTTAAAATAAAGCTTAACCCAACAGTTTTTTCAACAGATCTTATAGAGCAATCAGACGGAGCTCTTGTAGATGACTACACCTATACTGTAATGTTTACATCTGCTGATTTTACAGTTGTAAAAAGAGGACTTCAGACTTATTGGGATGTAAGTATAACTTTGGAGCAGGTATGATATCCGTAACAACCGCTACAAGCGATTTGCTTAAAAAGGGATATTCAGTTTCAACATCAGCTGGTGCTACAATTGAGTATAATTTAAACACAATGGTAGAATATATAACTGCAACATCTGATGCAATGGAGAACAACTATACAGTTGCTTTCCAAAAGTTGTTTCCAATAGATACAATATATAAACCATTTAGGCCTTTATCTGCAGGCATTAAATATTTAGTTCATACAACTGGATACACAGATACTCCAGTAGATTCTTTTGAAAATCCTAGAGATATACAAATGGGAACAAATCCAAGACTTTACTATCCTGGCCCAGACATGGTATACAAATATTGGCTTGCCCCTAAAAATAAAGACATTAATATATCATTACAATATTTTTCCGATGAGGCAAAAACTACAGCCAAGCTAATACCTACAAATAAAATTATTGCTAGGTTTGAAATCAATCATGATACACCAGATTCTTGGACCATAACTGGAGTAAAGGAAGATGATACAACTATATCTGTTGCTGGTCCTGGCTCTGCGATTAACATAATAACTGGTGAAGTAGCAATATATTATAATGGATCAACATGGTCAACTGACTCATCGACAATAAATTATACTAGTTCTCAAAAATTAAAAAAGATATCTTTGTCTGCAGTAAATTCTAATACTGGAAAGTTTATTGGTGTTATTGAGCTTAGCCCTAGGTGGGTACTTTCCCTTGATTCAGACGTTGTTTCATTTTTAGTTAATAAAGAAACTACGTCAGATGATACATCTGTTGTTCCAGTAGGAGCAATAACAGCAAACTATTTAAACTTATCTATAATAAAACCACACTCTACATCTAGATCAATTATTGAGTATGATAGGTTTTCTACTACAATAGATGACACTAAGATTTACTTGTTTAAAAATGCTATTATCAGACCTTATGTAAATATAGGCGTAGGCTCTTCAATGCAAAAGGTTTACCAAGGCCTATTTTATATAAACTCTTGGAGCCTTTCAGAATTTGGAGAAGCTTCAATAGATGCTACAGACTCAGCAAAAATATTACAAGATACTGTATGCCCACAATTGCTAGTTGAAGACTCACCAGTAACTTCAATTATTAAAAGAATACTAGACTCAGTTGGATTTTCTACTTATAAAATTAATTTAAAAAGAGGGCTTTTGAATAAAGTTGATGATAACTCAATACCATCACTAGCATATTGGTGGTCAGATGGAGATAAAACAGTTTGGGATGTGCTGCAAGAATTATGCAGAGATATTCAAATGAACGCTGTAGTTGATGAGGATAACATTTTAAACTTCTATAGTAGAGATTTTATGTATGATAAGAATAGATCTTCTGTTTGGACATTTACTAGTGAAGATATAAAATCTGGAACAAATTTATCATACGCACCAAACATACAGTCTTTATCAACAAAAGAACTTTTTTCTGCAAATCAAGTTAGAGTAAGGTATGCAACAGCATTTACATCTACAAATAATGAATCATCTTCACCATTATGGAAATCAGATACATCGTTTCTAGGAGCTGGGGCGCTTGCAAAACCAATAACACTTTCTAGTACAGACTTCGAGCTTAATCCAAATACGGTAATTGGCGCCAGAACAGATAGAATCATGGATCAGTTCAACGGATATGTTTTGATTAATGGAGAAATTATTGAATATGATGGAGTATATTATCAATATGTGCCAAAGGGAGAAGATGAATTTGCACCTCCAGTTCTAATTAAAACTCAGTCAGATATATGGAAATATTCATCATTAGCAAAACCAGGATATGAATTTTTTAAGCCAATAAATAGATACAATATTAAAACAAGAGGAGCATTGAAAACTTCTAAAACTACACATGACGTAGCGCCAGATTCATATATAAATCCAAAACCACCTGCCACGCAAAATCCAAACAAGTTTAACATGTGGAATATAACTTTGGCCACACCCGATACCGCTCAGTCTAAAAAAGAATCAGGAAATTATTATATTCCATCTGCACAAGAAGGAAGAAAGATTAAAAAGGGATTTTTGTCAATTCCTAATTTAGATAAAGACAAAAAAAGTTTTAGTATTGCTGTTAAAGAATTTAACTCAATTGACACATCTAAAAACTATTTTGCATTTGGAACAAGAATGTTTTTTGAAAGCCAGCTTAACACTGTAGAGCAAGTAGGGGGAATAGGATTTTGTTTAAACTCTACTGGAACTAATGGATACTTTTTACTAGTAAGAACAACAGCATTTGCAGGATTACAGAAAAACATAATGATTGTAAAAGTTAATCAAAATGGAAAACTTACAGTTTTAAAAGATAGTCAGCAAATTTCTACAAAAACAATGGGAGCAGTAGATCCTGGAGTAGAGTACGGAATCGACGTGTTTGTTAAAAAAACTAGCACACTTAAAAATGAAATAACAGTTTTTATTAATGGGTTTAAGATAACAGCAACCGATAGCGGAACAGATTCCCCAAGTACTTATATACCTCCAATGGCAATTACTAAAAATGTAGGACTTCACTGTGGTCAAGGAACTGCTTATTTTGAGTATGTTTATGCAGATGACATTACTGAAGAGGTATATGAAAAGAATAAAAGCCGTTCTGCTTATGAGCATAATGGTGTTTATTCAGACGATACCCTTTCAATGCTTTATGGAGATATCATTTATAATGATGGAGATACTAGTTCGGATAATGCTGGATCAGTCTTTGAGTTTGGAACAACAGCTAGAGAAATTAAAAAAACAAAAATTTCATATGATGACAGGCCAGCAAAGCCTATTATGTTTAGAACATCTTTAAATAAATATGTAACTCTTTTAGACCAAAAATTGCAGCCATTTGGAGCAGAAGGATATGTTCTAAATAATAGCTCTGTAACAGTACCACTAGACGATAGCAACAACACAAGCTTTTACGTACTTGGAAATTCAATTACTAGGTCTGGTTTTATAGATTACGATACAGATCAGTCAGAAGATTCTTCAAATAAAGAGCCAGTAATATTTCAATCAACCTGGATTCAATCAGAAGCAGACGCTAAAGCGCTGGCAGAATGGATAAAGGCAAGCGTATTGAACAAAGGAAGAGTTGTTGAGATGAGCGTGTTTGGCAATCCTTTAATATCTGCTGGAGATATGGTTAGCATAAGCTACCCAATATTGGGCATGACAGAATTAAACAATAAATATATAGTCACAAAATGCACACTAGAATATAGGGAAGGATTAACTACCTCAATTTCGTGTAGAGCAATCTAATAGCGTAATGGTATAATAAATAAATGGGAATTCAATCAGGAAAGATATCCGTAATATATGACGATGATCCACGCCTAGCCGATGTTTGGAAGGGTAATATTGGAGACACTAAATCTGTTGGAGAGTCAGATGGCTTTGGCGGAGGCGGGGGCGGAGATGATGGCCCAGGAGGCCCAGAAAGACCACAGCTCAGCGATATAATTTTTAAAGGGTTTCTTCCTTATAGCGACTCTTCTAATGTACAAAGAATAAAAGCAAAATTTAGAATTTACAATTCAAGCAAAGAAGAGATAGATGGGTTCGCTCTTGCACTAACTAAGCCAGACACACAGGGAGGAAGACCATGATAACAAAATTTGGAAAAAGATTTTTAACTAGCTATATTGCAGGAACCTCCTCTCTGGATTCAAAAGAGATGGCTTTGGGTATTGCAACAAATTCTGAGTATCCAATATCTGATACAAACTCAAGATTAGGGTTTGAATTCTATAGGGTTCCAATTAGGCAAGGCGGAATTAATATTGATACAACAACATCTCCAACAACTTATACCGTAATTTTTTCTGCTACTCTTCCTACAAACATATCTGGAAAAATTAATGAGATTGGTATATATTCTGGACAATCATATGCTAGACATCTTTATAGTAGCAAGTTTATTTCAAATTTCGAATTGCCTTATGAATGGACTCCAGAGCCAGCGCTAGATCAAGTTAACAGCAGAGTTTTAGATAGCTCTTTAACTTTTACTTCAAACTCTACATCCCCACAAGAGTATACTTATCCACTGTCAAATTTAGATATTTCTGGGTATAACCCACTTGATACAATGTGCCTTTGCTATAAAGCAAATGATGCAAACCTGTCTTCTATAAAGGTTAGACTTTACAGCTCTGATTCAGACTATATACAGTTTACTTTTTCTGGTCATTCGGTAGGGAATAACATTAAGTCTGTATTTATGTCTAGCGGAGTAACAACAGGAACATTTAATCCAGAGAGCGTTAGTAAGGTTGGAGTAATAATTACACCAACATCAGCTCAAACATCTGTATCTATGGATGGCCTTAGAATAAATGACGAGGACACCTTTGACCCAGAATACGGATTAATTGCCAGATCGATACTTGACTCAACAATGATCAAGGTCCTTGGAAGAGAATCTAAGATAGAGTTTAAACTAGATCTGTCGTTTGGAGTCTAGTGTGACTGAACAGTATAAAGATTTAGGAAGAATTACCCAGAGTAAAGACGGAGACTACTGGGAGGTAGAGATATCCGATTTAGATTTTGCTACTCAATACTCTCTAGAAGCAGCCTGGGTATTTTCAGATAAGACCAAAGGCACGAGCCCTTTTTCAGATCCATATAATTTTACAACACCTGAACAAGAAGGCCTTCTGGCCCCACAGTTTAGAGAACAAGACTTAGATGCAATAAGCTCAATACTATACATCAACTGGAGCGGATTAAACTCCAGCCTTGTTCCGTATGATTCTTCAATATTTAAACAAGTTAATGTCTGGATTAAAGGCGGAGATTTTGGAGAACAGTATGTACGCTATGCATCATTTTTTACAAAGGCGGGAACGATACAGATCAATGCAACAAAAGTATCTACATACTGCGTAAAACTTCAGGCAGAAACTAAAGATGGAAAATTTTCACCATTTTCAAATGAATTTTGTGTGACTCTATTAGAGCAGCCAGATCCAGTTTATGAAGTTAGACATGAATGGGTTAAAAGAGATCTAGTGTTATTTTGGAAATTCCCTGTAAATTTACCTAAAAACAGCATGGCTGACTCGTTTGCAGTTCAACTAATTGCGGATGGCAAAGACATTACTTTGTATACAAATGTTGATAAAACTAAAATTCCACCATTAGAGCATAAGATTGTATTTACCGAAGGACGACTGGCAGCTATATTTGGTCAGGTAACTGCATTTCAAACAGACTATGACGCATTTATTTTTGTAAGAGATAAAAATCTGCAAACAAGCACAGTAGTTGGATACAATGTGACTGCATATGTAGATCCACTAACACCACCAGTTATTTCAGCAATAAAAGGTCCTATGTCCTATATTGTTTCATTTACAAATAACTCCGAGTTTGATAAGATATACATAGAAGATAGCACAGATGGCGGAGATACTTGGGTAGATCAGGGCTCGTATACTTCAAATCCAGCTTATGTTCCAACTACAAACTCTCTTGCACGTCAAGTAAGAGCAAGATTTTCTAGAGTGCGTGGAGGGCTTACTGGGTATAGCAATATAGTTTCTGTCACTCCAGATAAAATTGATCCAACAGATGAAACTCCGCCAGCAGTACCCACAGTCAACTTCGTATCTTCAACATCATCAACTATAACTGTTAATATTGTTAACTCAGATACAAGTACTAAATCTCATAGATTAAGATTTAGAGAGAGTGGCGCTACCCTTTACCAAACAGACATTGTTCCGTATACAGCAGCAACTACCCCATATACTTTTGGCGGGCTAAAGCCAAATACAACCTACAATATATCAGCAGCATCATATGATAGCCTAAATAATTTGAGCGCATTTTCTTCAGATATAAATAGCGTAACACAATCATTATCGGCAAATCCTCCAAGTTCAGTTTCTTTAACTGCTGCAGCATCTGGAGTTCTAGGCTCATGGACAGCGCCATCAGTTCAGCCAGCAAGAGTTGACAGGTATAAGATAGAGCTGTGGCAAGATTTATCAACTGATGTTTTAATTACTACACAATTTGCCTTTAGCACAAATATATCATTTGGCGGTCTATCTGCAGGATCATATTACATTAAAGTTCAAACTCAAGATATGTATGGAACACTTAGTGATCCTGTTCAAAGCAGTAGCGTATCGGTATCTGGAGTTGAACCTACCGATGGTCAGGTACCTTCCAGCTCCCCTGCAGCCACAGTAAATCCTTTATACGGAGCACTTGAAGTTAAGTGGACAGCAATAACAAATTCAGATCCTGTAACATATGAAATTCATTTATCCACAACAAATAATTTTACTCCTTCAGTATCAACATTAGCTTTACAGGTTACTGGAACGTTTGCAATAATAAAAACTCTTCCAGGAACATCAACTTCCTTAACATATGGAACAACTTACTATGTAAAAGTATTAGCTAAAGATGCAGATGGTCCTGCAACATCTTATGGAACCCAGGGCTCAGGAATACCATCTGCAATTGATAATGGAGATATTGCTGCAAATGCAATTCGTGCAAACGTAATACGAGCTGGAGAAATAACAGCAGACCAAGTAAACTCCTCAGCTTTACTTGCAAATAAAGTTATTACTGTAGGTGCCAGGTCTGCAGTGGTTACAGGAGCCTCTGTATCTGCAGGAAATATAACATATACAACTTCTGATACTCATGGATTTGGAAACGGGACACTGGTATCAGTAACTGGTATGTCCAACACAGCATTTAATATTACAAGTTTTGCGATACAATCCACAACAACCAATACATTTGTTGTTGTGGTTGGTGGATCTGGAGCTAGTGGGTCTTTATCAAATCAAACAGGAGTTGCAACTTCTACTGTAAATACTGCTATAAAAATAGATGCTTCTGGAACAGGTCTTTCTGCTAGCCCATTTAAGTTATATAGCGGAGTTGGTACGTATGCAGATGCTGGAACAAGTCCAGGAACTCCTTTTTATTTAGATACTACTGGAAAATTTTCTTTAAGAGATAGACTGTATTTTGACGGTGCGGGCTTAACGGTTAATGGAGTGATAAAAGCATCATCTGGTAATTTTGATGGGGCTATGACCGTAAACAATGGAACAATGAAGATAGGAACTTCAGCTGGCGGAGCAACGGGAACCGATGGCTTATATATAAATGCAAACAACTATTGGTACAGCTCTGGAAATATTAAAATAGGAAGTGCTTCTAATCATTTAATTTGGGAGGGTGCAACTCTAAAAGTAACAGGAGAAATAAATGCTGCTTCAGGAAGCATAACTGGCAACTTAACAATGACTGGCGGCGGATCAGTAATTGCCAGAACTGTAGCTAACTCTAATAACAGAGTGAATCTAAATTATCTAGGACTTTATGCTTACGATGCAAGTGGGGCAGAAACAACACAAATAATTTCAAATGCTGAAGCTAACGCTCCTACTTTTAGAACAGATAGAGCTAGAATAGGAAATTGGACTGTAGCGCCAAATACAATATCTTCAAGTAATATAACTCTAACATCTGGATCAAATGCTTCTTCTACATCTATTATTGCTACAAATGGTGGCTCTTATGTTGGAATAAGGCCAAGGGCTACTGATGGCTCAGATATTGTTTTGTGGGCTGGTACAACCAATACTCCAGCAATAAATAGTTCTACAGTAGGCGGACAAGCTGGTTTCCAGGTAAATGCAGATGGTCAACTTTATGCTACGGGAGCAATAATATCTGGAAAGATTACAGTACAAGAGGGTTCATCACTTGGCGGACTATTAAATGATACATCTAAAATTTATTATTCATCAAGTACTCCCCCAGTTCCTGCTACAGGACATAAGAGTGGAGATGCTTGGGTTGATACTGGAAACAACTATATTCTAAAGATATGGAATACTACACTTAATCCACCAGCATGGACGATAGCACAAGATTCAGAATCAGCAAGAACAATAGCTAATTTAAAGAATAGAACATTTTATGCTACACAATTAACAACCCCAACTAGACCTAATCTATCAGGACAATCATTTGTCTCTGGAGATTTGTGGATAAACTCTTCTAATAAAAATAAGCCTTATAGGTATGACGGCTCATCCTGGGTAATAGTCGCAGACGCAGATGCTACAGACGCAATAGAGAAAGCTAATTCAGCATTAGCAAAAGTTACAAACTATGAAGATAGATTTGGTACTGGTGTAAATGCTGGTCTGCTTGAAGATTTAAAAGTAAATACTCAAGGAAGAGGAATATATTCTTCATTTGTAGAATCAGGCAATACTTATGCTAAAAGTTCATATGATAGTACAGTAACTGGATTTTATATTGGATGGGACTCTGGAGCTGGAGTATTGTACCCATCATTAAATATAGGAAACAATAATGCTTTTGTTAAATGGACCAGTAGAGGAACAGGAACTTTAGAAGTAAAAGGAACAATAAGAGCAACAGCGGGAGCGTTTGAAGGAAATGTAACAGCTGGTGCAGGAGCAATAACAATTGGAGCTGGTGGAATTTCTACTGCAAGTGGTAAATTTAGTATTGATACAGCAGGCAATGCATATTTTGGTGGGTCGCTTACATCTGGAACTACATTCAGTCTTGGAAATGGAACATTGTCATATGGTGGTGGAACTAGTGATGTTGTATTAAATGGAGCAACATTAAGTTTTACAGGAGCATCTAATATAATATTTGGAGATGATAATAACTATGGTGGAGATGCGACAGTTGTACTTAATCAAAATGCACAATTAACAAAAGGAAGAGCCTTTCATTATGGAGGAACGACTATACCTACCGTAGCTAACCAGTCAAGACAAATTTATAATAGCAAATTGTCACGGTACGATACTGTACCCTTTGTTGCGGGAGATATATGGATGACGGTAGACTAATATGGGAATATATAGAAAAACAACTCCATCATCTTATCCAAATACACCAGCATCAAATTTTACAGATTCTTCAAAACATTGGCGCAAGCATAAAAATATGTATAGAAGGACTAGCGATAACGAAACAGCTAGTTTAACTACAGTTCCAGGAAGATATACGGATGACACGAGATCCTGGAGAAGAATTAGAGCCTTATACAGATTTACTTCTTCTGGAACATGGCAAAAGATCTTTGGTAAATTTGCTGGACAGCCATATCCTGAGACCTCCGCTTCAATAAGGTATGATAGTTATACTGGTACAGTAGTGGGCGACTTTGCAGAGATGGGACCTGGATCTACATCTATTGCTCAAGGAAGTACTGCTACAACATTTTTGTGGGGAAGAGATGGTCAAGATTGGCAGAATATTGAGACCCTTGCTTCAAGAAGCAGAACTTTTGTGCAGGCTAGCACTCCTGTTGCGGAAACGGCACAACCTATTACAAATGACGAAGGAAACTTTGATGGAGACAAGCTAAGAAATAGTGAATCTGTAATTTTACAATATGACGGAAAGTATGTTTGGTACAGAGACAGAATTACATTATCAAATGGATCAACTGGAACTTCATATAGCCAGCCAGTTAGAATTATTAAGCAGCAACCAGTTATTAACAATTTAGCATTTAAAACAAATAATGATGTTTCAGCAGGCGAAAGAAAAGATGTATCCTTTTCTATTGCAAATCAATGGTACAGATCTATTGACAAAACTAATTCTATGTTTAGATGGTATATATTAGATAGTCAATATGAAACTCCTACACAATCTAAATTGTGGAACTCAACATCTGTATCTTCTGTTATATTAACTGAAAATACTACTGTTCTTACAGGAGAAGATTTTTTTACAATACCAACAACATTTGGTGGAGTATCTACAACTGGCAAATGGCTTCATGTTGAATTAAGATTAAAAAACTCATCTTCAGATACTGATCTTGATTATGCATTAGCTCCATACAATGATGTCACAGACTATGTAGTTGCACAAATTGGTGCAAGTATGCCTTCATTTACATATTCTTTAACTAATATAAGTTCTGTAACTACTCCATCTGCACCTGTCCAGCAGCGAGTATCTGCAACATCAAACACTGTGCTTATTGAAATGAGTTCATCGTTTCCTTCTGATACAGAATCTTATGAGCTTTGGAGTTATGGAGCTGGATCATCAGCTGGAGGAACTTTAGCAGATCCATCTGTTCAAACGGTATCAACTTTAAATCAGTATAACTCTTCAGGAAACTTTGTTCCAACTGGAGGTTCATTTGATACGGTTACAAACATATCTTCTACAGCATCAAATTCTCCAATAAGCACATTTACTAAAGCAATTGGAACATCTAGAGCACTTCGTTTTAACGTTAGCTCAACATCTGGAGCTCAGAGCTGGAAAATAAATTATACAATATCTGGAGCGTCTAGCGGTAATGGTACATTTGCACTAAACACAAATTCTATGCCAGCATCAATTACAATATCTGGTGCTGCTAACCCTACCGTAACAATAACTGGTGTAACAGCATATTCTGATTTAAATCAGATGGGTGCCACTAAAGCAGGAACCGCAGGATCTCAAGTCTCTCTATCAACTATAACAAAGCCTGTTGCATTTTCTACCACATCTACATCTAACTACACTTTTTATACAAACGTTCAAGTTACTGGATCTCAAAGAAGAATAACTCTGCCTTCAGCATTTACTTCAGGAACTAATATATATGTTTCAACAAATGGTTACATAAACTGGGGAGGAATAGAAGAACAATCCGACCCCTTTGGCAGCGTAACAATCCCGTCATTTAATAAATCTGGAATAACAATAGCACCATTAAATGGAGATTTAAGGCAAGGTGCAGTTTCAGCTACTTCAAATACATCAACTGGTGGACTGTGGGTTTTTGCAGACGCTACTAATTATTGGGTAACATGGTGGGGTAACTATTATACTGATGCAACACAGGTTGCAAGATATCAAGTTAAATTTTATTGGAACCAAAGTTATGCAGACGTGTACATTGTAAATAACAGCCTGACAACAATTACTCCAAGCATAGTAGCGGTACAAAATGGAGCAACTGTGTCACAAAGCTGGTCTTCTACAACAGCACAGACATCAACTCTTTTACCAACTGCTTCAATGAATAGGATTTCAACTCAAGATGGGGTTGATGACAATAGAACATTAATTGCAGCAATAGCTAGCCAGCCACCTACTGGAGGCACTACAACAGTTTCTCCTTCTAGCGGGGCGGTTGGTACAGCATTTAGTGCCGAAACATCTGGATGGTCTGGAGCACAACCAATAACTTTTGGATATCAATGGCAAGCCCTTAATAGATTTGGATTCTATTGGGAAACTCTTTCTACCGCATCAACTTTTACTCCGACTGAAGCGCAAAGATCAAACGCTCTTTCCTTTCGTCTTGTATTAACAGCATCAAATGGAATCAGTCCAAACGGCACTACTCTTACTTCATTTTCTGTAACTCAAGCAGCTGTAATTCCAACAATATCAATGTTAGCAAACAGTGGAATTTCTCAAACTGCAGGAACAATTAACTGGAGTTCAACAAATCAAAACACATGGAGCTCAACTGGAACTTTTTCTGGATCTGGATCATCAGAAAAAACATTATCTAAAACTGCACTAGTTGCTGGAACAACCTACACAGGAACAGTAACGGTAACATCGGTAACTGGCAATACCGCATCTGCAAACTACAGTCTTACTACAACTGCTGCTGCATCTGTTCCAGTTAACATATCAGTCCCAACATTATCTGGAGGACTTGCCGTCGGAACCACATTCACATTTGGAGTAGGTCAATGGCTTGGATCTCCTACAAGCTATGACTTGCGCTTATATCGTGGAACTGCTTTTGTTGCCACAAGTGAGACCCTTGTTAAATCAGCTGGTAACGTAACAAGCAGCACTTATGTTATTCCACCAAGTGATTTTAATGACTCTAATAATAGAAAATATTATAGGGCATTTGCTACAGCAACAAATGCGGCAGGAACCTCTAATAATGGAACCTTTACGGCTGGTGAAGAGCTAGGGCCAATAACAAGTGCCCCTGCTACACCAGCACCAGTCCTTTCTACTATAACTGGAGACAACAGCTTGGTACTCGGAGGAACCTTTTCTTGGTCTTTTACAAACTCTCCAACCGCGTACTCTGTTTTTTGCACAGGACCTACTGGAACTGTTTTTACTACAAGTAACGCATACAGCTACAGTGGAACAACTTTCCGACCAGGATACGATGGAAATGGATGGCAAGGGCCTGGAGACTATACAATTTATGTATCTGCTAGAAATGCTGGCGGAGACTCCGCTGTTGCATCATTCACTAAATCTATGAGCTGATGATATTATGCTAAGTAATGAAGAAAAGATATACTTAATTGATTTAAAGATAGGGTTTTGGAATAAACGCCTTGAGGAAAGTATTATGGCTAAGCCAATCTTAAATAATTTGGGTAACCAAGGGAAAATAGAAGAAAATATAATAGACATAGATAACTATGCTAGAATTATAGAGGCGCTAAACCAAGAAAAGAGTTCCTTGACTAATCAAGGTTAAATGCTATAATATGAAAGGAGGAATAAAATGACAACAACACTAACTAACATAGAAAAAAAATCTATTATTGACCAGGCCATTAAGCAGCTAGACTACTCTATTTATGCTTCTGAAATAGAAGTTATTCAGATTTCTGCTGTAACGCCAAGAGACCAAGAGCAGTTTGATGCTTATACAGCAAGAATTGCAAATCTAAATGCCAAGAGATCAGCTCTTGTCGCAGAAGAATTACTATTAACAGAAGAGGAATAAAAAGTGGTAGATAAAGCTGAATTAATTATTACTGCATTGCAACAAAGAATTGGTGAAATAGTTTCTAACTATGAAACTCAAATTGCTGTACTCCGTGCAGAATTAACACAGCTGTCTGAAGAAAAGGATAGCCATCAAAAAGCTGTTGATGAATATTCAAAATCACTAGAGACTAAGTTAGAAGAGGTTTAAAATGACAGAGGTATTTCAAGATGGTGAGCCAGTAGACGCTCAGAAGTTAAGAAAGATGCAAGCCGATATTTCTGCAGCCCTGCTTAAAGCAGAAGATACTTATAGTCTTAGCCAAGCTACGGCAAAAGATGTGTCTGTTTTAAATGTTACCCATACAAAAGCATACAGAGTTGTATTTGAAAATGGATTAAATAAAGACAGCACTGGTAATACAGAGGACATTATCATGGATTGGAATGGATACACTGATGTATTTCTTACAGCCACACCAAGAGGAAATCTTTATAAGTATAATCTTCAATGGTCAATTACTGGAGGAATAGGTGCTTTTAAGCTTACCGTTAACAACAAAAGTGGTGCAGTAATTGGCGGAACTCCAACATTTGATATTATTGCTGCTGGTACAAAACCAAGCAAAACAGCATAACTTCTATTGACAATCTCAATAAATATGTTACAATTAATGTAACATCAAAGTCACGTACCCGTGACTTTTTTACATATTAAGGTAAATAATGAGCAACGATTTAAAGTGGATGATTTCATCCGACCAGCAATTCCCATATCAGGATGATAAAATGATCGCACTTTGGTTTAAAGTTATGAAGTGGTTTAAGCCAGATGTTGTTGACTACCTTGGTGATACGGACGATCAAGCATGCTATAGTAAGTACACAGAAGGAAGATCTGCAGAATTTTTAAATCTTCATAAGACAGATAGCCGAGATTTAATTGTTCCAATGATGCGACATGAAGCAAAAGGCGCAAGAGATTTTTATACAAAGACTAGAGAGATGCTCCCAGAGGCACAGCTATTTTCTGCTCTTGGAAATCACGATGTTAGAATTTTTAATTATGTAGATGCAAAGCTTCCAGATTATATTAATGAGGTTACTCCAGAAGCTCTATGGGGATTAGATTCACTAGGGTATGAATATATTCATTATAATGAATTGCCTAAGCGCCGCTTTGGAGACATCCATGTTCATCATGGTCTCTCTATTGCATCAACAGGATCAGTCCGAAAAGATATGGAAGATCTTCAAATTTCTTTAATTAGAGGGCACTCTCATAGAATTGCTTCCCACTTAGTTACATATGAATTAAGAAATAATGGAGAGGGAGAAACTCTTCGTGGCTATGAACTTGGTCACATGTGCGATGAAAAGGGTCCAGGAATGAAGTACATGCAGCACCACGATTGGCAAAAAGGTTTTGCCATTGCACATATTGTAAATGATTATCCACATATTCAGATGATCCATGTGGCACCAGATTACTCATGTGTTGTTGATGGGAAACTATTTACGCTATGATGAAATGCAATAAATGCCAGGGGAGAGTTTTTGTCGATAGAGTGTTTTCACAAAAATTACACGTAGAGCTTTTCTGCATGATGTGCGGTAAAAGATGGATGATTAATAAGGACACGAGTGCATTAGGTAAATGGATAGAAAAAAGAGAAAACAGTCAGCTAAGAGCATTCGGTATTTCTTCTTAAATAACAAGATACATAAAGTATTAAGTCATTCAAGATCTAAAGACCAAATGGTTGCTTGGTGCTATCCAGATAAAAAGAGATTGCTATACTCTTATTCACAAGTTTTAAAAACTATGGAGAATGCTTATTCAACTAGTCAGGTAGCCCAGATGCTAGGTAAGCATAAAGTTACTATAGAAGATTATATTTTGGACGGGAAGATAAGATATCCTCAAAAGGTATATCCAATAGGTAACCCAGATAGTACATGGTATAAGTTTATGTATAGTGAATCGGACATTATGGACATTCATGAGTTTATATTAGAATCAGGGTATTCTAATAACATGCCTTCAAAAAATGAGATGAAGGCTCTTCTCAAACACAACACTATATTGTATACTAAGACAACAGAAGGGAACTTTGTGCCAGTATGGAAAGCAGAGTAGCACCAGCAAGAGTTGTAGTATGTGAAATATGTAAAAAAGAATTAGTAGTTCGTTGGGGCATTTTTGCCCATGACACTTTAAGCAGACATAGAAAGGCGGAGCACTAATGGAAAAAGGAACTCAAGTTAGAGTAGATCTATCTTTTACACGCAACCTTGGAAACTTTGAAAGCATTAAGATTGGTATCGGAGTTGACGACTTTGTTAGAGAAGGCGAAACAGTAGATGCCGCAGCAGATCGAGTCTATAAGTTTGTAGAAGATAAGCTAATTCAAAAGACACAAGAAGTAGAAGAGGAATTGCGTGGCAGCAAATAAAGAACCCTACATCCTACTTTCTTTGTATTCTAATTTATATGAGGAGGCTTATAAGTCAAAGCCAACAATTAATAGATATAAAGAGAAGTGGGCTATGCAGGATGTAATTGATAGCATAGGGTTTGATAGAGCTAAAGACGTATTAGAATATTATTTTAAGACTGGGAAGAACAGACACCCACTTAATTTCTTTTACAATAATTTTGACAGAATAGAAGACATGATGATTCAAATTAAAGAAGATAAAGTTAACAGAAGCCGTCTGTTGCAAGAAACTAAAAGAATGGTTGAGGATAATTAGTGAATACAGAAGCAGAACTAATTTCAGCAGTTTGTAAAAACAAAGACATAAGCACCATTCTTGCAGATAATTCAGACGACCTATTTGTATCTCATAAAGATATCTGGGAAGGCCTCAAGTCATACTATTATAAGTTTAGGGCAGTTCCAGAGGTTGGAATTTTGCAGGATAAGTTTAAAGACTTTGAGCCAGTTGAAACAAAAGGGGAGACTGGATACTATTTAGACAAACTAAAAAATGAATTTGTGGGCAACAAGCTAAAGACAATTCTTATGCAGGCTGGCTCATCTCTAAAAGAAGATGCACCATCTAGAGTGCTTGGAACAATGCAGTCTCAATTAGCAAACTTAAGTAGATACACTAATAATGTTAAAGACTTAGATATCACAGACCTTGACTCAGCTGAAAGACACTATGAGTCAGTTAAAACTAGATCTCTAGCAATGGGAGGAAGCCCAGGAATTTTAACTGGCTTTGAAGCTATAGATAAGGCCTACCCAACTGGTATGGCTCCAGGTCACCTCATTGTTGCAATTGGATGGCCAGGCCGAGGAAAGACATGGTTCACATCTTACTTGGCATGCAAAGCTTGGGAGCAAGGGTTTAAGCCAATGATTGTTTCTCTTGAAATGGCTCCAGAAAATATGCGAGATCGAATTTACACAATGCTAGGATCTGGATTATTCAGAGCCAGCGATCTTTCTAAGGGTGATATTAACATTGATGATTTTAAAACTTGGGGAAAGAAAAAAACCGAAGGTAAGAATAGTTTTATCCTTGTCTCAAATGAAGGTGCTGGAGAAGTAACACCAGCAACTATTCAAGGAAAGATCGATCAACATAAACCAGATCTAGTTATCCTTGACTACCATCAGCTGTTCAATGATAATAAGAGAAGCAATTCTGAAGTTGAAAGAAATAGAAATATCTCAAGAGACTTCAAACTCCTTGCTGTAACAAATGGAATTCCTATTATTGATATTACTGCTGCAACTGCAGATGATATCTCAGATCAAAAGGAACCCCCAATGATGAGTCAGGTTGCATGGTCAAAAGCCATTGAGTATGATGCTGATATGGCTATTGCAATTCATAAGCATGCCAATACAGATCTTATTGAGGTTGTCTCTAGAAAGAATAGACATGGACATGACTTTAGGTTCTTCCTTGACTGGGATATAAATAGGGGAGTAATTACTCCAATCTATGAAGACCTTCCAGAGCTGAGCAAGTGACCCATAAAAATATTAAAAGGTTTCAGATAAGAGTTGAGTTTTTAGATGATTCTGACATGATCAGAATTAAAAAACAATATGAAGATTTGCTTGTAAGCCAAATGAAAGATTCTGGATACGCCAGGGTACTTGACATAGACCCAGCTTTTTCGGTAGAATTTGACGGACAGACATGGAAGTTCTTAATGACTCTCCATGGAGTTTATGTAGGAAAGAAGAAAGCATGGCAATTAGAGGGTATGACACAAGGAAAGTTGATACAACGGAATATTCCCATGCCCACGTAAGGTCAATAGTACAAAGCCTAGGAATAGATATGGTTGGAGAAACATCCAACGACTTTTTAGCATACTGCCCATTTCATTCAAATAGACACACATCAAGCTTTAGTATAAGTAAAACAAAGGGTGCCTACATTTGTTTTAACCCTTCTTGCGGTGAGGCTGGAACCTTAAACGATCTAGTAAAAAAGATTTTAAACAAAAATGAATTTCAGTCTTTAAGATATATTGAATCAAAGCAGTCTGAGTCGCTAGAAAACTTTGATGAATCATTAAAGGATATCTTAGAAGATAAGCCAGACTTTATTGAATTTCCAGCAGACAAATTGATTAACTTGCATAATGGATTAATTAATAGCAACAAAGCTCAGGAATATTTAAAGTCTCGTGGTATTGATTTAGATTCAATTAAACATTTTTCATTAGGATATTCAGACAATATGGACATGATAACTGTCCCAGTTCATAGCCCAGACGGGGTAGCAGTAGGTGTTGTTGGTAGATCTATTTCTGATAAGAGATTTAAGAATAGCAAAGACCTTCCAAGAAGTAAGACTATGTTTAATATACACCGTGCTAAAAAAATTGGAGATAGGGTTATTGTTGTAGAGTCCAGTTTTGATGCAATTCGTGTTCACCAAGCTGGGTTTCCAAATGTTGTTGCTACGCTTGGTGGTCACATATCTGGACAAAACCTTAGTCTATTAAATAGATATTTTAATACAGTTATTATTATGACAGATGCAGACAAGGCGGGAAGAGATTTAGGCTCAACAATTGCATATAAACTAAGTAACAAAAACATCTTGTGGGCATCGCATTCTTATGGTAGAATATATCCAGAGGGTGTAAAAGATGCAGGTGATATGTCTGATGAAGATATTAAAGCCTGTATAACAAATGCCATATCTAATTTCGAATATAGAACATAACCTCACAAAATTTGTGGTCACAAACGGATATATACCGTTACATACATAAGGAGAAATACATGTCAAAAATCGTAGGACTAGCAGGAATGGCAAGAGCCATGGAAAAGACTTCATATTCAAATGGAGAAGATAGTAAAGCAAAGTGGTTAAAGATTGAAGATGGAGAAAAGGTAATTATTAGATTTCTTCAGGAGTTAGATCCAAATTCTCCAAACTATGACGCTAAGCTAGGCTACGGCTTCTTTGCTGTAGAACATACAAGCCCAAAGGATTACAGACGAAAAGCTTTATGCTCCTTTGATGATGAAGGCAGATGCTACGGCTGTGAACAAAATAGATCAAATCCAAAGACCAACTGGAATGCCAAAAAACGAATGTATGTTAACGTTTTAGTAAATGATGGAAAAAATGATCCATACGTTGCAATTCTTTCACAGGGAATTAGCGGTAAGACAATAACTCCAACAGTAGCTGAATATGCTGAGCTAACTGGAAGTATTACCAACCTAACATGGCAAATAAAGAGGTCTGGAACAAAAACAGACACTAGCTACACAATTATCCCTATCCCTGCAGCTAAAGATGAAAAGCCATTTGACTTTTCTTCTGTCGAGTTGTTTGATTTGGACAAGACAGCAGTTCGTAGCGTACCATACTCAGAGCAAGCATCATTTTATACAGGTGAATCATCTCAAGAAGAACGAGAGTCTTCATCAACAAGCAGCAGCGTAGACTGGTAAGAGAGAGTATAGGCGGAGAATTAAGTTGAACTTCACACATTTGCATGTGCATTCTTTCTATTCATTAATGGATGGGCTTAATTCTCCTGCCGAGCTCGTAAAAGCTGCAAAAGAAGCTGGACAAACTTCCCTGGCGATTACTGACCATGGAACATTGTCTTCTCACCGAGAAATGCAAATAGCCTGCAAAGAGCAAGGAATCAAGCCAATACTTGGGGTTGAGGCATATATTTCACCCACAGATAGATTTGATAGATCTTCAAAGACTGATAAATCTATTCAGGCTTACAATCACATTATTCTTTTAGCTAAAAATAAAAAGGGCTTAGAGAATATAAACACACTCCAAGAGCTTGCTTGGACAGAAGGCTTTTATCACAAGCCAAGAATTGACAGAGAGGTTTTAAACGATTATGCAGAAGGTATTATTGTATTGTCTGGATGTCTTAACGGTCTTATTTCTAAGGCTATTGAAAAAGGCGAGTTCTCTGAAGCTAAAATGGTTCTCAAAGATTTTCAGAAAACTTTTGGTAAAGACTTTTATGTTGAGGTTCAATCTCACAACCCCGAAGAAATAAACTCAAAGCTTCTTGAATTTGCAGATGAGCTGGGAATCAAGGCGGTGGCAACAGGTGATGCCCACTTTGCTAAAGAAGAAGATAGAGTACTAGAAGAAGCAATGCTTATTTTATCAACATCTCCTAAGTCAGATAAAGATGCAGATTTTGAAATGTCTAGACAAATGCCAGATATGCTGGATAGATTTAATTACTTGTATCCAGACCGTAGAATATCATTTCAAGACTATAATCTATTTATTCAAAGTAGGTCTGAAATTGAGGCGGACTTTAATAAGGCAGGCATTACTCGTACAGATATATATGATAATACAATGGAGATTGCAGACAAGATTGAGGAATATGACTTCTATGAGGGGCTAGATCTGCTACCTATCCCAAAGACCAATGCTGACAAGAAACTGTCTGATATGGCCTTAGAAGGCCTTAAAAGACTATCCCTAGACAAAGATCAGGTCTACTTGGATAGAATTGCAGAAGAGTTATCTATAATTAAAGATAAGGCATTTGCTTCATATTTCCTAGTTGTGGCAGATATGATTACATGGGCTAAGTCAAATAATATTATGGTTGGACCAGGTCGTGGTTCTGCAGCTGGCTCATTGGTTTGCTATGCTCTTGGGATTACAGATGTAGATCCAATTAAATATGATCTTCTGTTTTTTAGATTTATTAATCCAGAACGTAATGACTTTCCAGATATTGATACCGACTTTGAAGACCGCCGTCGCAAAGAGGTAAAGGATTACTTAAAGAAAAAGTTTAAGCACGTTGCATCAATTTCTACATTTACTTATTTTAAAGATAAGGGTGTTATTAGAGATGCTGCTAGAGTATTTATGGTTCCACTTTCAGATGTTAACCGTGCAATGAAATCAATTGATACCTTTGAAGACTTTATGGATTCTCCTAATACAAAAGAGTTTAGAGCAAAGTATCCAGAAGTAACTTGGCTTGCAGAAAGACTTCGTGGAAAAATTCGAAGTGTTGGAGTACATGCTGCAGGTGTTGTAGTGGCAAAAGATGATTTGAGAAAGTATGCGCCAATAGAGTCCAGAGCTGATGCAAACGATGAAGTCTCTGGAAGAATTCCAGTCGTGGCATACGATATGGATACGGTTGCAGATATAGGTCTTATTAAGCTAGATGCCCTAGGCCTTAAGACTTTATCTGTGATCTCTGACACTTTAAAATCAATTAAGAATAGAACTGGCAAAGACATTAATCTTTATGACATTGCCCTAGATGATGAAAATGTTTATAAGATTTTTAACGATGGGTACACAAAGGGAGTGTTTCAAGCAGAAGCAACACCATATACAAACTTGCTTATAAAAATGCGTGTTGATAAATTTGAAGACTTAGCTGCATCCAATGCTTTGGTCAGACCAGGAGCAATGAATACAGTTGGCGCATCTTACATTAAACGAAAGCACGGCAATGAGGCAGTTAACTATATCCACCCAATCATGAAGCCGTTTACTGAAAACACATATGGGGTGATTATATATCAAGAGCAGGTTATGCAAGCATGCGTACACCTAGGAGGAATGACTTGGTCAGAGGCTGACAAGGTTAGAAAGGTTATTGGTAAAAAGCAAGATGCAAAAGAACTCAGTCCATTCAAAGATAAATTTATTCAAGGCGCTAAAAAGCATATCAGCGCAGAAGAAGCAGATAACCTCTGGAAAACATTTGAAGCTCACGCTGGATACTCATTCAATCGTAGTCACGCTGTCGCTTATTCTATGCTTTCTTATTATACCGCTTGGCTTAAGTGCTATTATCCTTTGGAATTTTTATTCTCGATCCTCAAAAACGAAGGTGACAAAGACGCCAGAACAGGCTATTTGATTGAAGCAAAAAGACTTGGTATTAAAGTAAAGCTTCCGCATGTAAATGAGTCTGATGTAAACTTTTCACTACAAAAGGATTCAATTAGATTTGGATTAGCAGAGATTAAATTTATTTCAGATAGTATTGCAAATAAAATTATAGAAAAGAGACCATATGAAAACTACAAAGACTTTGTTGACAAAGCATCCAAGAAAGGTAGCGGCATTAATTCTAGGGCCATTGCTTCTCTTAACTCTATTGGGGGCGCTGCTTTTGATGATAACCCTAGAAGCGGTAAAGAAGCCGAGTCTTATTACGAATTTTTAGGAATACCTTCATTTAACCTTTCCAACTTAGACCCAAAGATTAAAGCGCAAGCTAGACCGATTGATGAATTTGAAGAGCTGGGATCATTCGTAATGTTTGGTATGGCCAAAAGCATCAAGCGTGGTAATGGCTGGTCAAGAATTGAACTTGTCGATGAAAGTGGATCTGTAGGATTATTCGATATAGAGCA